CAATGGCCGAAGCGGACGTGATCCGCTACCGCCTGAACCGGTTCACCGCGTCCTCAAACGCGTTTATCCCCGCGGCGCTCTGGGCCGCAGCCCGCCGCCCAGCAGGGGCAGTGTTTCCTGCGGGACGACCGATTTTCACGATCGATCTAAGCCCCGACTGGGGGTTCGCTGCGATCATCGCCACGATCAAAAACGGGGAGAAAACCTCCGCGGAGCTTGTCGCGTCGATCGCGAAGCCGTCTTTGAGCCAGCTGACAAATGTGTGTCTTGATCTGGCTCGTCACCGACCGGTGGTGTACGTGATGGATGGGTATCTACTCAAAGATTTGGGCGCGGAGCTGAAAAGACGCGGCAAGCCCGTGATGATCGCGACCCGGGGGGACGTGATGAGCGCCTCGGGTCTGCTGTACGCAAAACTGGCCGGCGGGTTGTTAGAGCACGCTGGTGATGCGCTGCTGGATATGCAGGTACCCCGCACGGTTCGTAAAAATGATGGCGATGCTTTCCGTATCAGTCGCAAAGACTCCTCGGTAGAAATCGACGCGGTGATGGCCCTCGCGCTGGGCGTGCTCGCCGCAGAGACACGCCGCGAAAAAGTGTTACAGGTCTTCTGAAGTTTTTGACCCCTCATACTTTTCCTGTTCGATCAGGATCAAACAGGAAAGGGTGCTCTCATGGGGCGGATCATAGACTGGCTACTGGCCCCTGTGCCTGGTATGTACCGTGATACCACTCCAGCACCAGAAGTATCACCGTCGGGGGCGGGGCCCTCGGATGCGAGTACCGCGATCACTGCTCCGGCGCGCGGGCGTGTGGCGGGTGAGGTCTCGACCGGGGATGCTTTCTCCATCTCGATGGTCTACCGCGCGATCCAGATTCACGCGATCGCCGCGAAGCAACTTTCTCTGATCGCGCAGCGTAATGGTCGCCCGCTCGCCCAGGTGCCACCCCTTGTGCGCCAGCCCGACCTGGATGTGTCCCGGTCTGCTTTTATCGAGCAGTCCGTGGCGTCGTTAGCGTGCACAGGAAACGCGTACTGGCGCAAAACTTTTTTCCCTACCGGCCAGGTCGCGAACGTGTCGGTGCTCAACCCGCTGGATGTGACGCCGGTCGCGAACTCGGCCGGGACCCTTGTGGGGTACAAGTACCGCGGTACTGACTTTACGCCCACGGATGTGCAGCAACTGTTCCTGTTGCGGGTGCCGGGGTCGCTGAAAGGCCTCGGCCCGATCCAGGCCGCTCAGATCGAGCTGCGCGGCGCGCTTGATCTGCGGGACTACAGCGCGAACTGGTTTCGGAGCTCGGGTATCCCGAACGGGCTTTTGAACTCGGATCAGGAGCTGACTCCTGCGGAGGCTCAGCAAGCCAAGGATGCCTGGATGATGTCCGAGGGTGCTCTCAAAGGCGTCGCGGTGCTGGGTAAAGGCCTGAACTATCATCGGGTTTTCCTCTCCCCGGCGGATGCCCAATTTTTAGAATCGCAGCAATTTACCACCACCCAGATCGCGCGTCTTTTTGGTGTCCCGGCGTCGTTGATGCTCGCCTCCATCCAGGGCTCGTCACAAACCTACGCGAACATCGAGCAGGACTGGATCGGATACACAAGGTTTTCGCTGATGTCGTACCTGGTGGAGATCGAAGACGCCCTCAGCGCGCTACTACCCCGTGGCACGCGCGCGAAATTCAACGTCGAGGCGTTGCTGCGCTCTGATACCACGACCCGGTACCAAGCCCACAAAATCGCCTTAGAGGCCGGTTTCATGACCATAGACGAGGTCCGTGACCGTGAAAACCTCGACCCCCTACCCCAGGAAGGCCTCTGATGTCTGTGGATGTGGCTGCTTTGCTTGCTGCGCACCCTACCCGTGAGGTAGCGATCCGCTCGGCTGATCCCGCGCGGCGTGAGATCGTGGGGATCGCGGTCCCGTGGGGCCAACGCGCGGATATCGGGGGCGCTTTTACCGAAGAATTTGAGCGCGGAGCGATCCAAAACTCGGATGGGGCGCTGTATTTTTATCGGCATCGTGAGCCGATCGGGCGGGTGATCTCCCACCGAGACACAGACCAGGGGTGGGAGATCACGGCGGTGATCTCAGCCACTACCGCGGGCGATGATGCCCTGGCCCTGGCCCGCGACGGCGTCTTATCCCGACACTCGATCGGTTTTCGCTTTGATCAGTACCGGATCGATGAGTCCTCGGATGTGCCCCATATCACCCACACCCGCGCCCGGGTAGACGAGGTCAGCCTGGTGCCTTTTCCCGCGTACGAGGGCGCTGTGGTCACCGGCGTCCGCGAAACCACCCCCACTCCCACTATCTACGAAAGAGGTACCCTCATGACTGATGCACTCCCCACCCCGCTGAGTCCTGCACCCCCGGCTCCCACACCCCCGGCTCCTGCACCCTCGGCCCTGAGTGCCGCGCCCCCGGCTCTGGTTGATGTGCGCGAGCTGTCGGCGGGTCTGGATCAGACCCGCGCGCACATGGATGATCTGGAGCGCCGCCTGGTGCTCGCGGCTGCACCGGTGAGCCCGCCGGTGGCTGATACTCGCTCGGTCGGGGAAGTGTTGCAGGCTCTGGTGCGAGGAGATGAGGACACTATCCAGGCTTACAACGAGTTGCAGGCCCGGGCGTATACCGGGGGCACCAGTGCGGACACGATCCTGCGTCCCGAGTGGGTGGGCGATCTGACCCGCATCATCGACGAGGCCGCAGTTTTGGCGGNACTGTTTTCGACCGGGACGCTGCCTGATACCGGCAACAAGCTCGAATTCGGGCAGCTGGACACCGATACCACCCAGGTCACCAAACAGCGCGCGGAGGGCGATAATCTGGCTTTCGGGAAGGTCACGCTGAAGACCGGGTTCGCGGATATCGAGACTTTTGGTGGGTACACCCAGCTGACTCGTCGGGAAATTGAGCGATCCAGCGTGAACCAACTCGACCACTCCATGCGGGCGTTAGCGATCGCTGCGGGACGGCGCCGTAACATCTTGTTGCGGGAATTTTACGCCGCGCAGGTCGCCGCGCAGATTACCGCGCAAAACACCGTCCGGATCGCGGATAACACCCGGTATATCGGGTGGGTCGAAGCGATCGTCGACGCGGCCGAAAAGTACACCGACCTGGGGCTGAATCTGGATGCTCTCGTGGTGGATAAGAGCGTTTTCAAGACCATCGCGGGCCTGACCGCGACCGATGGGCGGCCTCTGATGAGCGTCGCGGGCACCGGCACAAACATCATCGGGCAGCTGAATTTGAAAGCGATCTCCGGGGATCTAGCCAGTGTGCCGGTGCGGCTGAATCCGAAACAGGCCGCGGCAGGGTCGGCGTTTATCAACAGCCTCGCCATCCGCGCCTACAACAGCCCGGTGACAAGTCTGCAGGACGAGAACATTATCAACCTCTCCAAAGACTTCTCACTGTACTTCTATAGTGCGTTCGCGGCGGAAATTCCCGCAGCGATCATCCCGGTCGTGTTCGGGTCGCAGACGGCGACCNCCTCGTGATCTCCGACGCCCAACTCACCGCCCTGACACGGTATGTGAAAGGCGCCGCGTCCTCAATTTCTACCGCTGATGAGGAGTTTATCCGCTCGTGTGGTGACCAGGCCCAGGCCCTGGTCACCACCCGGGTCGGCACCGCCGAAGTGCCGGAGGTGATCCTAGACCGCGCGATTATCGAGGTCGCTAGCGAGTTGTACAACCGACAGTCCGCACCAAACGGAATTTCCCAGTTTTCAGCGCCGGACGGGTCCGCGATCCGGGTCGCTCGTGACCCGATGGTGGCCGCGTACCCGATCCTGTCCCCCTACCTGGGGTTGGGGTTCGCATGAGCGTCCTGAGCAGGCTCCGCCAAGAACTGGTCACCACACTGGCCGGTCTTGACCTGAACCTATACACCCATGTGCCTGGGCGTCTGGCGCTACCGGGCGGGTTTGTGATGGCCGGATCACCCTACATTGAGCAGGAACTCACCTTCGCGACCCGCACCGTGCGCTTCGATGTCATTATCTGCACCCCCCAGGCCGATAACGCCACCGAGACCGGGGCACTTGACACTCTGATCGGTGCCGCTCTGGCCCTGCTAGAGACCGAAGGCTGGCTCGTCGAGCAGGTCAGCCAGCCCTACCAAATGGCCTTCAACAATTCGCAGGGGCTGGTGGCGGCGATCACGGTTACTACCCCGACCACTTTCACGCAAGGAGAATACAAATGAGCTCACCCCGTATCAAAGGCAACCGCCGCCCGGTCCTCACGCTCGGCTCGCCGGGCACCGACCAGTCCGCGGATATCATCTCCTGGACCATCGAAAACGAGGCCGCGGACTCGGATGTAGTCACCTTCGAAGACGCTGCCACCGGCGGCGCGAGGCAGTTTTTTCTGCGTGGCACCGCGATCCAGTCCACCGCGCAGGCCGCGTTCTGGCGCTACGTGTGGGATAACACCGGCCGCACCGGTGTGGCCTACACCATCGCCCCGCACGGCAACTCCGCCCCCACGCCCGCGGAGCCGCACTTCACCGGGACGCTCACTATCGGCGCGAAACCCGCCATCGGCGGCGAAGCCTCCACCTCCGCCAGCAGCGCGTTCCAATTTGATTTTAGATTCGAGATCAACGGCGAGCCGACCCTGCTGACCGGTGGGGCCACCACCAGTAGTAGCCCACCCCCACCACCTGCTTCCAGTGGGGGNGGGTCGTAGTGGGTGCCCAGCCCGGGTCTTCTCTCCACCAGGGCACCACCGTGATGGTGGAAGGGATCACACAGCTGAACCGGCGCCTGCGCGCGGCCGGCTCTGATCTGTCCCAGATGAGTGAGCTGATGCACCGGGTCGGCACCATCGTGATCCAAAACGCCCNCCCCCCTCGTGATACCGGCGCCCTCGCCGGGACACTACGCGCGGGCCGCGGCACCACCAAAGCGGTCGTGCGAGCCGGATACAAACACCGCGGCAAACATGCCGGGGTGATCCACTACGGCGACCCGCACCGCGGCCGGCGCGCGCAACCTTTTCTCACCGACGCTCTCACCCGCTCCCGCACCCAGGTGATCCGGGAGATCACCCGCGGGATCGACACCATTATGCGCACCAACCACCTCACCTAAAGACTAAGGAACCCCAAAATGGTTGATCTTGATGCCCTCACCACCGGCGATATCGCCCAGATCGAGGATCTATCCGGGCAGTCCATCACCGCGCTCAGCGATCGAGAATCCCCGAAAGGGCTGGCCCTCGCAGCCATCGCGATGGTCATCGCCCGCCGCAACGGCAAGCCCGACTTCACCTGGGAGCAAGCCCTCGCGCTGAGCGTGGTGGAAGCCAACGCGATCCTGGAGCCGGCCGGGGAGTCTGCTGACGAGAGAAAAGACGAGCGCTCCGCAGAGAGCGCGACCGTATAAAAGCCGTCTTCGTCGTGAGCCTGGGCATCGCGCCCTCCGAGTACGACGCACTCNCCCTCGGCGAGAGAGACGCGATCGCCGCAGAAGCAATCCGCCGCACCCACCGCCGCTAACCACCCCTGGAAGGAAGAGCCCTGATGGCCGGAAACACCGTCGTGGTCTCCATCACCGGGAACGCGAAAAGTTTACAAAACGCGCTCGGTGAGAGCGAAAACGGGCTAGCCAAATTCGCCAAAATCGCCGGGGCAGTCAGCGCCGCGGTCACAGTCGCGGTCGGCGCGATCAGTATCAAAGCCGTCAAAGCCGCCTCCGGTCTCGAACAAGCCCTCGGAGGGATGAGCTCGGTTTTTGGTGACAGTGCTGGGCAAATGGAAAAATGGGCCACCACAGCTGCCGCCTCGGTCGGGTTAGCAAAATCAGAGTACGCATCGCTGTCTACCGTGCTGGGCGCGCAGCTAAAAAACATGGGCGTAGCCACCGATCAGCTCGCATCCCAAACAGACAAGCTCGTGGGTTTGGGTGCTGATCTGGCAGCCCAGTTCGGCGGGTCCACCTCGGACGCTGTCTCAGCACTCTCCTCTCTCCTGCGAGGAGAGAGAGACCCTATCGAGCGGTACGGGGTCTCCATAAATGAGGCCGCGGTGACTGCGAAAATGGCCGCGATGGGATTGAGTGGACTGTCGGGTGAAGCGCAGAAAAACGCCAAACTACAAGCCACCCTCGCCCTACTGTTTCAGCAGACCGCTGATGCACAGGGGGCTTTTTCTCGGGAATCCACCACCCTCGCCGGTGCCCAGCAACGCCTCGGCGCGGGCACCCAAAACTTAGTCGCCACGCTGGGAACCGGGCTGCTGCCCGCGGTCACCGCCGTCACCGCCGCGATCGGCACCCTGGTCACCAGGATGCAAGAATCTGCTGGTTTTCAGGCCTTTACCGGCCACATCACCACCATGTCGAACGCGTTCGCGGATTTTGTTTTCAGTGTCCTCAACGGCACCGCGCACATAGATTTCGGTGACATTTTCAAGGGGTTGTGGGCTGGGGCGGTGGCGGGTATCCAGAAAGCTGCCCAATGGCTGGAGGGNGGTGGGGCGTCCATGATCATGGACGCGATCGCCGCGACCCGTGCCACGATTTTTGATGCGGCCTCTAAAGTTTTCCCCGCGATCCTGGACGCTCTGGTACGCGCGATCCCAGAAATCATCTCCGGCCTGGTGGTGTTGGTCACCCAGCTCACGCAGCTGCTAGTGACCCAGGTACCGATCCTGCTGGCCGGCGCCGCGCAACTTTTCCAAGGACTTTTAGGCGGACTTACCCAGGTGGTGCCCGCGCTGCTTTCTGGGATCATCGCGCTGATCCCCCCGATCCTGGACNCCCTTTTGAAAATAATCCCGCCCCTGCTGGATACCGCGATCGAAGTGTTCAGCTCCCTGATCGAGTCACTGCGCCTGATCGCACCACCACTTGTCACCGCGATCGTGGACTTGCTCCCCAAAATTGTTGAGGCACTGTTGGGTCTGATCCCCCCGCTCATAGACGCCGCGATCGAGCTTTTCAACGCCTTGGTCGAGGCGCTGCCGATCATCCTGCCGCTACTTATCAACGCAATCATGGACTTGCTGCCCAAAATTTTGGGCACTGTGATCGGGATGCTCCCCAAACTTTTGGACGCGGCCGTGAAACTTTTCACGGGCATCGTGGACGCGATCCCGAAAATNCTCCCCCAGCTGATGGGAGCTCTGATCGAGCTGGCCCCCAAGATGGTCGGGACACTCATCGGGATGGTGCCCCAGCTGGTGGGTGCCGGGATCAATCTGATCGGTGGCCTGGTCTCTGGCCTGTTTCGTGCGGCCGGATCAGTCGGGTCCGCGCTACTGAAAATCGCCGGGGACGCGGTCAAAGGCTTCCTGAACTTTTTGGGTATCCGCTCCCCCTCGAAGCTGTTCGCCGGGTACGGCAAAAACCTCATCCAGGGTCTTGTCACGGGCCTGGAGCAAAACGGCTTTTTGGTAGACGACAGCCTCGATGCGATCGCCGCCCGAATCGAGGCCTTCGATCCGACACTGGGTGCCCCCACCCGCGAATTTATCGGAACGGTCACCGGGTCTGTTGAGGGACGAACAGTCACCTATAACATCTACGTCACCGCGCTCACGCCGTCGCCGGAGATCGGTCGGATTATCGTGCAAGCGATCCGTGACTACGAGGACGCGGGAGGCAGACTATGACCGTTTTCGAGAGCCCGCTGCACGGACGGGTAGATATCCAGGCCCTCGAAAATGGGGTATGGGTGACCTACATCGCGGACGCGACCGGGATCACGATCCGCCGCGGAGGCAGCCGAGACGGCCTCGGCATAAAAACCGACGTCGGCTTATGCACCTTCACTCTCCGGGACCGGCAAGACCCCCTCCACGGCGGCACCTTCACACCCGGCCAACCCGTACGCATCCAGACCAGTACAGGGCCGCTGTTTACCGGCCGTATCGTGGATATCGCCTCCGCGTACCCCCTGGATAAACAACACGCCCGCACCGCAGCGCGGGTTACTGTCACGGTCTGTGACGCGGTGCAGATACACACCACCNCCCCCCGCTACGGGTGCCAGATCGCGCAGGGCTTTGAAACTTTCGAGTCCCGTATCAACCGCCTAGCCTCCTCCGCGCAGGCTCCAATCGATGTGCCTGTGGTGGGCTCGCCGCGGGGGGNGTACGCGTTCTAATGTCTGATTTTGATACCGGCCTTGCTGCAGGATATGTACTGCGGCTCACCATCACCCAAGACACCCAAAACGATGCGGCTAACAGCACGGTGGTGGGGTGGTCGCTGCGGATTATCAAAGGCCGCGGCTCCGGAAAATGGGCACAAGGGCCCCACTACTGGTCAGTGAACATCGGCGGCACCCCGGCATCGGGGCAGATCAGTGCCTACAATTTTCGCTCCTACCAGGATCTGGTGTTAGGCAGCGGACAAGTAAGTCTCGGCCACGATGCGGCAGGGTATCTGACCGCCTCCACCACAGGCAGCTGGAACGATAACAACCGGTGGGGCGAGCTCGGTGACGGNGAGGTCGGGGGGCATGTTACTTTTTCGCGTATCCCGAAAGTCCCGGACGCACCCACCCCGATCAGCATCGATCAAGTCNCCTCCTCCAGTCTCCGATACCGTTTCCACGGCAACGCTGACAACGGTGCCGGGATCCTCCAGTGGCAAGCCCAGTGCGCCCAAGACAGCGAGTTTAGTGCCGGGGCACAGACACTCAGCTCCGACGGGACCACCACTTTTTCGAATCTGGTACCGGGGTATACCTACTGGGTGCGCTCGCGCGGCCGTAACAGTCAAGGCTGGAGTCCCTGGTCGGGTTCGCTGTCCACCAGTGTGGGACTGCCCGCGCCCACCCTGACTGGCTGGACACAAAACAGCTCCGGGCACCTAGTCGCTACCTGGAGCCCACCCACCGCCACCAACGGGCTGATCGGATACCGCCTCCAACTAGCCCTCGACGCGAACTTTTCGGCCGGGGTACAAAACTTCGACCTCGATAATGTACTGACCCACACCGTGACCGGCCTGGCCGGGGGACGTGTCTACTACGCCCGCGTCGCAGCCCGCACCGCAGGGGGAACCAACGCGTACAGCACCCTGCGCCACAGTCTTCTAGTGCTCGCGGCAGGGGATTTGGACGGGTGGACCCGCNCCGGGACGGTGCCTGCCCCGATCAGCTCCTACACCACCGAAGGACTCCGACGCGGCACTATCGGGACCACCCAGGCACTGTGGGTCGAATCAGTCAGTCAAGGATCTACCACCCTGCCTGACACAGTCGGTATCCAAAAAACTCTCACCGGCCTCACCGCCGGGCGCGCGTACCGCTTCGAAGCCGCAGCAACCCTCGAAAACACCCCCCTCGCGCGCTCGTACCAACTCCGAGTGGTGGGCGAAAGCACCGCACCCCCGGTCACCCTCACCACCACCCCCACCTCGCTGGGATTTATCGAGTTCGTGGCCGATACCACCACCGTGACTCTGCAAATCCTGCTCGCTACCCCGGTCACTGTCCCGGGCCCATCCGACGCAGTAGAGCGAGTCGCTTTTCATACCATCCGCCTGCTAGAACTACGCACCGACTACCCACAACGCCTGCGCGAAACAGTCCTCGAGTCCGATCTGGCAACACATTTTGATCTGGCCTGTAACTCGGTGGGAGCGAGCTGGCACGTGGGTCGGGACGGGATCACCCGGTTTCTGCTGCCCGCCACCGCGCTACCGACCGCCGCGGTGTTCTCCGACCAACCCGACGCCACCGCGCACAGCTACATCGATATCACCGCCGGACACGACACCAAAGCACTCACCAACCGCCTCGTAGTCACCAACTACGGCGTAGACCAGACCCGCCAGAATGAGCAAAACGACGAGCTAGTGATGGTATCCCAGGCCTCTATCACCGCGTACGGAACCCGCTCACAGACCCTGCGCACCAACCTCTACTCGCAACCTCCCTATGACACGTCTCTGACTGAACGGCTCGGACGTATCCTGGACGCCCGCAACCAGCCCGCGCTGCTAGTCGCGCAGCTACGCATAAACGCCCAGCAAAACCTCNCCATGGCCTCCAGCCTGGATGTAGGACAGCGCATCACCGTGCGCTTCAACNCCGTCGTGCAGGACTCGCAGATCATCGCGATCAGCCACAACATCCAACCCACCCGCTGGCTCATCACCCTGGACCTACACCCCCTGAGGAATCCCCATGGCGCTACGTGAAATCGAGGACCGCCTCCGCATCCTCGAAACCAAAACCCCCCCCACCACCACGGTGCCCGCCGGTGTCGTGACCGCGTTTGCTGGCACCACACCACCAGAGGGATGGCTGCTGTGCCACGGACAAACCCTGCCCCGCACCACCTACCCCACCCTGTTCGCCGCGATCGGCACCACCTACGGCCCAGGCGATGGAACCACCACCTTCACCCTCCCCAACCTACGCGGCAGAGTCCCAGTCGGACACGACCCCACACAACCCGAATTTGCTGCGCCCGGAAAAATCGGAGGCACCAAAACCCNCCGCCACACAGAAGGCGATCTAGCCGCCGCGATCGGAGCAGTCAGCGGCAACACCTCACTACTGGGCTACCAAGCAGGAGGCACCAACCCCCGCGGACCCGCCACCATAAGCGCGTACACGATCGTGTCAGCACCCGGCGCGAACGCGGACACCCGGGCTATGTCCCACCACACCCGTATCTACGGCACCACCTCCCCCGACACCACCCTGCAACCCTTCCTCACCCTTAACTTCATCATCCGCACCTAACCCCCCACATATAAGGAGCAACAAAATGTCTCGTACCGCTGAGCAAGCCCTCGCCTGGGCCCACACAAACCCCNCCCGCGACGGCGGCACCTGGTCCCAATGGTGCCAATCCTTCATCGTGCGCGCCCTGAATCTAACCGCCGCCGGTGACGCCCATATCGCCTGCCGCGCCTCCACCATCATCAGCACCCAGGCCCAGACCGCACCCCCCGGAGCACTGCACTGGTGGCTACACACCACCCGAGCCTCCGGCCACGTCGGGATCAGCCTCGGCAACCACCAAATCCTCATGACCGACGCACCCGCCCCCGACCAATGGGCCGGCCACAACACCGTCGGGATCACCACCGAAGACCGCTACCGCGCAAAAGGCACCGCCTACCGATACATCGGCTGGTCCCAAGACATGGCCGGACAACCCCTCACCCTCACCACCACACCCCCAGAAACCCCACCCACCACACCCCCACAAAACAGCCCCGGGCTGCCCTACACCACCACCACCGAGGACGGGCAGCCCGGCCCGATCTTCTGGCAACGCTTCCAACTCTGGGCCAGCAAATGGGGCTACACCGGCCCCATCGACGGCGACCCCGGCCCCCACACCTGGACCGCCATCCAAAACGCCCTCCGCGAGGAAGGCTACACCGGCCCCACCGACGGCGACCCCGGCCCCAACACCTGGCGCGCACTACAACGAGTCGCGGCAAAAAACGGGTACACCGGCCCCATCGATGGCGACCCCGGACCCAACACCTGGCGCGGCCTCGCACGATTCCTCAACACCCTCTAAACACCCGCTATGGACGTCAGCATCGTCGTTGCCAGCATCGCCGGGACAGTCGCCCTGGCCTCGGCGATGCTCGCGACCACCCAAGCCACCAAAGCCCGAAAATCAGGCCGCACCGAACAACTCGAGGCCAAACTCGACCAACTCACCGCCGATCGCCACCTGCTCTACCTCTGGAACCGACAACTCGTCGACCACATCTACCGCGGCATCGGACCCCCACCCCCACAACCCCCACCCGGACTCTTCACAAACGACTAAAAAGGAACCCCCATGCTTATCGACCACCCCACCATCCGCCTCTACCTCTACCTCATCGGCCTCACCGCACTCGCGATCGCCCCCCTCATCGCCCTCTGGCAACCCGAGATCGCCACCGCTATCCGCGACGGCGCAAACATCTTCGGCGCCACCGCACTCGGCACCGCCGCACTCAACACCCCCCAACGCACCCCCACCACCAGCGGCCGACACCTCGCACCACCACCACAGCCCTCACAACAACCACCACCACCCAAAGCCTGGTAAACACAAACCAACCCCCTCATTTTTGCGGAGGTTGGTTTGTGTCCTGGGGTTGCGACACCGTGCAGGGGTGTGGTAAAAATGCGGTGCAGTACTCCTCCACAGATGTGGAGATAGCCCACCAGTATGAGCTTCCTAACGGGGTCGTGGTGGTGGGCCGCCCCGCACATGCGGGGGNGAACCATTTGAGGCATACAGGNGATTATTTACTTGTGTCCTTTCCCCGCACACGCGGGGGTTTGAAGGCCTCGGTGCTTAGGTACCGGGGCCTTCGGGTTTTCTGGACGAGCGGGCGTGGTAAAGACTCACCACCCCACTCACACCACTTACCAACCCGTCTCGCCGGGCGGCCGCCGTGGGTACCGCCAGGCCCGCCGCCCGATACACCGTGCCCCGCAACCGCTCATCACCAAGCAGCACATACCGGGCCGTCGTATCAGCCGACGCATGACCCAAAAGACGCTGCACCGTTAGGGTGTCGCCATCGAGTGCGTGCGTCCTCGTAGCGAAAGAGTGCCGCAGAGTGTGGATCGTCCAGGGTGGGGCCAGCACGTCCACGGCCAGCTCGCCGATCCGACGCGGGGACAGATGCCCGTCCAGATCACCAGGAAAGACCCAACCCTCGGCCCGCGCACGCAGATCAAGCGCGAGCCTCGGAGGCAACGGCACCACGCGCTTCTTATTACCCTTACCATGCACAAGCAATGACCACCCAATGAAATCCTGGATCAGGTCATTCGAGTGGATCACCGCGATCTCACCACGCCGCAGCCCCCCATCATGCGCCAGACGCAAAATCAACGCCGTGCGCTCATCCGCACGCCGCACCGCTATCTGATACACAGCATCAGGCACCGGCCTGGGCGCCGGAGCGCTCGCCCGCACACGCGGCAAGACTTTCGCCACATTCTTCCTACACCGCCCCGTAGCCTTACCCCACCGCCAAAACTCCCGAAAAGCACTATAACGCCCCCGACGAGTCTCCTGCGCCCAGGCCTGCGCAGCGACATACCCCAGCAAATCCTCGCTAGTCAGAACCCACGGATCAGACCCCNCCCGCCGCGCTAAATGCTGAAGCTGCTGACGCCGCGTCACCACCGTCGTGCCCGGATGCCCCGCTGCACATAATGCCAGAATAAACGCGTCAATTGCTTCCAACCAAGCCGCAGTTATCACAACAGGCATAGTGCACCACTAAGCTGACCTCAGCCTGTAACCCGATTCCAGCCACCAATCAGGACACCACCACCACCAATCAGGACACCACCACCACCA